AGATACAAGAGTGAAATCAGAGGTAATGGTTATAACAGTCGGGTATAAACGCTATACTCTAAACTCAATAAGTCAGATAAAAGAGCTGCTTATAAAAAACAAAGATGAAATAACTTTTAAATACGAGGGATTTGGAAGTTACGAGGTTAAAGGAATAAACAAAAAATTATTAAAAGAATTAAAAGAAATTTTGTAAAGGAGGGATAAATGAGAGAAATTAAGTTTAGAAAGAAAAGAGTTGATATTGCTGAACTTCCCAATGGCGAGTTTCTTGTATTTGATGGACGGTGTTACGAAAATCCTTTAACTTGCGAGGGATTTATAGATTTAGCAGGTCTTTTAGACCGAGAAGACCCTCATATTTTTTCAAAAGAAGAAATAAATAAAAAATATCCAGAGTTTGCAGAGGTAAGAAATGGTAGAATATTATGAAAAAGCGTAAAAAGAAAACTCCCAAACAGATATTGAAAGAAGGACTTGAAAGTGAAAATAAATCATTATGCTATTGGATAACGGTTGCAAACTCTAAAGGAATTGACGCTTATGACCAAAGCGACTTGAGGCGCCCCGTTGCCGTGCATCATTACATACACAAAGCGCAGAGCAACGCCTTGAGGTTTTGCCTAGAAGATCTGTTTGCTATGTATCAGGGAAATCATTATGTTCTCCATAAGTCTAAAGAACCTGAATTTGTAGCAAGAATACTAAAACAAAAAGGGCAAAAGTGGCACGATAAACTTCTTAAAATTGCTCACGACCCGTTATTCAAATATACCATTGATTATTTAAAAGACAAAAACAATGAATTGAAGTTGCGCTTTGCTGAAATCTTTAAAATGGAATTTGAGGACTTTAATAAACTTGCTGATAAAGAAGACAAGAACGCAAAGCAATGGCAAATAATTTATAGGATTTGGCCAAGCTCTAAAATCATTAAAGGAGATTATAGGTGTGAATAAAATGAAAGCAGGAAACATAATTGAGATAAAACAGAAAATGAGCAAAATAGATAACATAAAGAACAATTTGAAAAAAATTAAGAAAAACGAAGGGAAACTGTTCAAAATAGCTAAAAATCTCTTTTTCTCAATTTTAAGAGAATAAAAATGGCTTAAACACAGGGCTTATTTTAGCCTATTTAAGCAAAAATTGGGAAAAAATTTTTTGAAAAAAAGAAAATAAATTTTTGGAAAAAAAATAAAAATAATTTTTTGAAAAAAAGAAAATAAATTTTTGGAAAAAAAATAAAAATAATTTTTTGAAAAAAAGAAATGGAAAAAAAGGCAAAAAAGCAAAAAATAAACCCTGCATTTAAGCCATTCTTGGAGGCGAAAAAAAGAGAAAAGAAGATTTTTGTTGATTTTAAACATTAATATTTTATTTTTGTTGATTTTTAAAAATTGTTTTTTATAATACCATTAAGGAGGCAAAAATATGCATAACATAGACAGCATGGATATCATCATCATTGTAGGCACAATTTTAGTCGCAATCGCTTTAGCTGTGAGCATTTTAGCTGGAGGTGGCAAATGACTCAATTATACGGGTTTAGGGCAGGCATGAACGAGGAGTTTGATTACAAAGGACGTAATAGGGAGTTATTAGAGCGGCAAAGAAAACTAAAAAAGATGGTCAGAGTTATAAGAGCAATGAAATGCTTAAATACACGGGGCAAATTCTGTACAAAAGAATATAAACGATTAAGAAAGCATCTGAGTGATGAGGCAATAGTAGAAAAGTACAATGAAATTAGGGAAGAATTAGGGCTGGCAGTTATCCACAGGCAAAAAGCAATTTGACAAAATAAAAATATCTGCTATAATACAGCAATATGAGGGCGCAAAGCCGACGGGAAGATTTTGAATATTGTGTAGACTTTGGATAATTTTCTAAATTCAAAGTCTTTCCGTAGTTATTGAAGAGATTATTAAAAAATGGAACTGTGGTAGTGTGGCAGTTAGAAGTTCCCTCCTTTTTCTTCTAACTTGCGGGTAGGCGTTGTGGAGACGCTTTGGCAATAGGGGGGAGATTGCCGTTGGGATTTTATTTAAGTTATTTAAAAAGATTATTTAAAAACTATGAAAATAGAAAAAAGAAAAGTTAGTGATTTAAAGTTTTATCCGGGGAATCCGAGAAAAATATCTAAAGAGATGCTGGAAAGTCTCAAAAAGAGTCTCTTTGAATTTGGTATAGTTGATCCGTTAGTAATTAATAAGGACAATCAAGTTATAGGTGGGAATCAAAGACTCAAGGCATTACAAGATTTGAAAATTGAGGAAGTTGATGTTGTGATTGTTGATTTTCCAAAGTCAAAAGAAAAAGCTCTCAATGTCGCACTTAATAAAATAGCAGGTGAATTTAACGAAGAATTATTAGAATCTTTTATAAAAGGCATTGAACCTATTGATTTGGAACTTACAGGATTTGACGATAATGAAATTGAAGACTTAATAGCTCAATTTCGTATGCCAGAGGAAGGACTTACTGATGATGACGAGATACCTGAAAAAGTAGAAACTGTTTGTAAGACTGGCGACTTGTGGCAGTTAGGTAATCATAGGCTTTTATGTGGAGACGCTACTAAAAAGGAAGATGTGGATAAATTGATGGGTGGAGAAAAGGCTGATATGGTCTTTACTGACCCGCCTTATGGGATAAACTATAAAGACTTAAAAGGAAAGCATAAGCCGATTGCTAATGACAATGGTGTAGCGATTTCAGATTTATTAACATTGTTGCCAAATGATTGCCCTCGTTATGTTTGTTGCAATTGGAAAAGTTATCCCGAATTCTATCAAGCTATTCCTAATTCAAAGGCTCTGATTGTTTGGGATAAGGGATATGGTGTTCAGAACCTTGATAAATTTTATAAGCGCCATGAGTTTATAATTTATTATGGGAAATTTGGAGGAGAGAAAACAGTTGATGGTGATGTTTGGTTAATAAACAGAGAGGTGCGACTTGACCATCCAACTGCTAAACCCGTTGAACTTATTGGAAGAGCTATTAGATATTCCAGTAAGGTAGATAATGTAGTTCTTGATTTATTTGGTGGTTCAGGCTCCACTCTTATAGCCTGCGAGAAGTTAGGGCGCAGATGTTATATGATGGAGATAGATGAACATTACTGTGATGTAATTATTCAGAGGTGGCAAAACTTTACAGGAAAACAAGCAGAGAAAATAGATGGATGATAAAAATGTAATCTCTAAAAAAAGGCAAAGAGGTTAAATGAATAAGAAGAACGGTAGACCTAAAATCAGCATAGATTGGAAAGAGTTTGAAAAATTATGTTTTCTTCAATGTACTTTAATGGAAATGTGTGAGTGGTTTCATGTTACCGATAAGACTTTAGAGCATAGAGTTAAGGAACATTATGGAGAGACTTTTTCCGTAGTTTTTGCTAAAAAGAGAATTGGGGGAATAATCTCGCTCAGGCGTAATTTATTTAAGCTTTCAGAGAAGAACGCAGCAGTCGCTATATTCTTAGCTAAGAACTGGTTAGGTATGGCCGACAAACAGGAGGTAAAGCACAGTGGAAGCATCGGCAACAATACAGAAGAGTTACCAGATGAAGAACTTACCAACATCATTGCAAGCAGACGCAGCAAAAGAGCTTCTGAAGAGAAGGCAGGCTCGTAGAAACTTGATGCCTTTTTGTGAATATACTTTCTCCGGGTATCAGACTCCTCCTCACCTGCAGGCATTATCAAGTTCATTAGAAGCCATAGAAAGAGGGGAATTAAAACGGTTAATAGTATCGATGCCACCAAGGCATGGAAAATCAGAACTTGTATCTCTTCGTTTTCCTTGTTGGTATTTAGCAAAACATCCCAAAGACTATATTGTTGAAGCTGGATATGCCGAGTCAATTGCTCTTACACATTCTCGGCAAGCTCGGGATATATTTATTTCTCCCAAGTTAAGCAGATTATTTCCTGATATACGCTATCGTCCTGAAAGAGCGGCACAAGAAAAGATAATACCTGAAAGGCAAGCTGCTCATGAATGGGGAACTAAACAAGGCGGGTCTTATTACGCAGTAGGTATTGGTGGAGGTCTAACGGGCAGGGGTTTTAATATAGGTATTATAGACGATCCCATCAAAGACGAAGAAGAGGCAGCCAGTCAGACTATTAGAGATAAGGTTTGGGAATGGTATCAAAAGGTTTTTAGAACCAGAGCTGAACCCGATGCCTCTATAATTGTTGTAATGACTCGGTGGCATCAAGATGATCTTGTGGGGAGATTACTTAAAAGAGCGCATGATGATCCTACAGCTGATCAATGGAAAATATTGCATTTCC